GCCTGAAATATGGCGGCTTTCTTTTATCTGTATCATTTAATTGGTTGAAAAATCCTCAACCAACTCTTCCTAATATACGGGGCGGGTTGATTGGCTGCTACATAGCGGCTATTCTGAAAAACATCCGCGATGTAGAACTCATCGCTTTCATCATTCACAAAGAATACAAGCCCTACAACCATTCCCCAATCTTTCTTTGGCTTAGGGAATTCAATTACTTCAGACGAAATCCATTTGCTAACTTCCTCATCCCAAATGAAGAAGTTGTTAAACGGAATTTCTACCCGCGCATAACATGTTTCTTCTTTGCTAACTTCTTTCATGTTAGGCGATTCCGGCGTGCCACCAATCTCAGTTAGTAATCCAGCATAAGCCTTTTCTATATCATGGAAAGGGAAAATGTTGTTGGGAAGGTTTCTTCTTTCGTAATATGCAGGGTTAATCATAATCAGCAACTCCTTCTTTAATGTCTTTGAGCCATGAAGAATACCAAAGCCCGTTAATGTTTGAATTAAACCATTTATTACGGTCTTCTAAACAGCCCATTTGAAACTGAAGTTTAACCTCAAGATAATTGGCGTACTTTTGCTCTTTACAAAGATAAATGATTTCTCTTTTCCAGCTCAGTTTATCCTCAGCCGTTCTGGTCAATTCTTTAATATCATCAGATGAAGAAAAGTAAGTAAGCCAGTTTGAAACAACAGTTTGCTTTCTTTTCTTGTCTTTAACAGTTCTCTTGGAATGAAAGCCCTTCTTTCCGATGTACATTTTTCCTGTAGGAATATGCGTCATTAGGTAAACAAAGGCTTCGTACTGTTCAGGAAACTCTTTAATTTGTTCGTCTGTTAAAGGCTGTGAATGATAAAGCCAGACTGGAATGACTGGCTTTTTAGAAGTAGATTTAGATGGCATTTTGAATAGCTTGTTTGTGGCTGGTATTACATCATTTTAGTACACCACCAACACCGTTCTTCAGATAAATCCAGAACTGATGCTTCTTAAGCGTTGTAATGTTTTCGGTAATTTTCTGTATTTTCTTTAACTTGGTATGTTTCTTACCCATGATACATGGCACTAGTTCTGGATTACCATGTTTAATGTACACAAGATAAGACTGCCCATACTTCACGCCAATTTGTCTAAGTTTGTTAAGCTGAATGTTGTTAGTAATCTTCACGAGGCAGGTTTCTTCCTTCACTACCTGATTGCCATTATTAGGATTCCATGAGCCGGATTTTGTTTTGAAGACTTTCAAGTCTTCTAATGTAATAAGCTCTGCGAATAGCGAGCTAGTTTTGTCGGAAGCTGCTGTCTTTCCATTCATCACAACCCATTGCCCTTTTGCCACTTCTTCAAAGTTAGGTGGCGGAAGTGAGCCTTGCTGTGTTGATGATAATGGGTTAAGTGATTCTTTTTTATTTTTAAGCCAATTAAACATTAGCGTTTTCCTTTCTTCACAGGCATTGGTTGTTTCTGGCTGTTGTTTTGTTCTACGATGCCCTTAACGCCATCAGCCCATGCAATACATTGCCCCAATGCTACTCTGGATTTTTCGGCATCTGTAATGAGTTGGAAAAGATTTGCAGAAACCTCTCTTGAAAACTTCTCTGTGAGTAGCTTTGACGTATCTCTGATGGAAGTTCTGGAATCATTAAGGGCTTTGGCGGTGCTGTTATAAATGTCTCCTTTGAGTTCTTGGCGCAGCCTGCTAGCGATAACGTTAGCAATAGCATCAGGGTCATCAATAAGAGTTTTGGCGTCATTGTTCCATTCATCAATTTCATTGTTTTTCTCCTGCAATTTTTGGGTAATGGATTTGTTCAGTTCTGAAGTTTGTGTGTACACGGTAGCAATGTATTCTTGCTGCTGTCTGAATGCTTCTGCATTGGCTTCCCGCATATCAGAAATGGTGTCTTTTAATAGCGCGGTTTGTTGCAAGTATTCAGCTTTCTGCGCTTTTAGTTGGTAGGTCAGGTAAAGAAAAGCTGCTGCCACAATGGCAAACAACACAATTTTCCTGTATTTCCAAGCCAGATTTAGATAAGTCATAAACATTTAGTTCATTCTCCCTGTGAGTTCATAGTAAAAATTTTCATCAAAAGGTAAGTTTTGTTCAGAGTAATTGAGAATAGTTAGGATGGCATTCATTTTAAGTCTTTGGCGTTCATCAACAAAAACAAAAGGAATGGCTTTTAATAAACCTTTGCCAAATGCGTTATGAAGTAAAACAACATTATTAAGAAGCAAACCGCTGTTCTTTGTCTTCTTGGAAAGCATTCTTTTAACTGTTGTAAAGAGCTTTATGTCTTCATCAAACTCATAGATGACTTCGGATAATGGCATGTTCATTCTGTAGCCATAGTGAAAGGGCAAAAGCATTCGTTTTAGTTCTTCTTCTTTCATTAGTAGCCTTTGAAAGGATTGTTTTCTTCAAAGTCCCTAATCTTCTTCTCGTTATTTGAGAAAGCATCAGATTGGTCTTCTGGATAGTTGAAATCTTCTTCAGTATCAAGGAAAGGCAGACCATTTTCATCTTCAAGCTCCGTGAAGTCTTCGTTTTCCTGATACTTGTAGGATGATGCAGAAACTCTGTAAACGTAATCTTTGCCCCATTGGAAGTTATTCAGTCCAGCATCCGTATAAGTAATTTGGAAGATGAAACGTTGCTGTTTGTATTCTCCATCTTCAGCGTTGTAGGGATTTGGTTTCTTGCCATCGTAGCGTTGTCCAGCATGAACAATAATCAAATCGCCTTCTCTGGGTCTGAAGAAAGTGTAAAGCCCTTTTTGTTCTCTTTCTGCCATTATCTGCGCCCATGCTTTTTGACTGATGATAAATTCGCCTTGTGACGTAGCTGTCCAGCCAAATTTTGACATTAGCGCGTTGTTATTGTCCCAATCCATAATGTTTGAAGGGAAAGTAACGGCTATATCAAAGGCTTCAGTGAATTTTGAATAATCGTATTCTTGCAGGATTTCATCAATTTCATATTCGGTTTTAAAGACGTAAGTAACCGTATAACCCGATATAACAATCGCTTCGTCCTGTAAGGTTTGAACAGTATTCTGCTCATTCTGATTGTACTGATGGTCGAAGTAACGGGAAACATGTGATGCATGCATTGGCTTGAACAGGTCTCTATTCTTGTTCTTATCAGTTGGATTTACGGCTCTGGGCATGACGATATAATAAAATTGATTGAAATTTCAGATATTTATAGGATGTGATTTATGGGCGCGCCAGCCGCAAGAAAAACAGATTTATCTTCAGGTCATAGTTGTTTTCCACCTGCACCAATCATTAACGGCAGTAGCAATGTGAAAATCAATGGCAAAGAAGCTGCTAGACAAGGTGATAAAGTAAAAGAACATGCTTGTCCTTTAACGAGTAGCCATGGCAGCGTGATTATTAACCCCGGATGTAGCACTACGGTTTTTATAAACGGTAAGCCTGCTGCAAGAGTTGGTAGCCAATGTTCATGCCCACAAACCATTATTACTGGCAGTGGCAATGTCATGATAGGCGGATGAACTGGTAAATGAATAAAGCCCCATTTGACGTGGGGCTTTAATCGTTTTAGTTATAACTATTGTGGCTTTCTAAATGGCTTTATTGACTTTTGAAAGTGAATGAAGTGGTTTGCCTTTTGGTTTCTATGCCATTGCTGTCGTCATCATTCTTGCTGCTGGAACTACTTCCACCGCCAATGTAATCTTGTGAATCTTTCCATTCAGCGCTTGCTTCTTCGCCCCTATTATTGAAGCCATTCATTTCTTCTTCAGGCGGATAGAATTCAGGATGTTCTTTCTTCTCTGTTTTCAGCCTGTCGTAGAACTCTTTAACTTCATTATCCGTGTAATTCATGACATTTTTCATGATGTCAGAATGAGTGAAGTATTTGCCAATGTAAGGGTCGGCTACTTGAATAAGTTCCAGTTGCGTTCTAAGTTTTTCTTGCTTTTTAATTTCAACGAATGAATTGTCTTCTGTGTATTCCCAGAACAAATCATTCTGAATGATGTTTTCCCAGTCTTCATTAGTGATTACATTTTTCAGTAGAAGTTCTGTTTTAAGCAGTTTTTCAACAACAGGAATGAACTGGCTTCTAAGCGTGTCAATGAAACGGCGGAAACGGTATTCATCCCTTTGCATTTCAGAAACCCTGCCCAAAAGCAGCGTTGAGTTCTGCATTTCAGCGTCCAAACGCCCAATAGGCACGTTCAACGCCCTGTAGAACTTATCCCGTAAGTATTCAATGTCTTTGGTAACGCCTAAGTTTTCTGCGCCCGGCGCTGTTTGAATTTCAGTGCCTTTCTGACCATCCCTACGTGCAAGGTAATAATCCTCAACCATAGAATGAATGGCTTTACGGTTAATAAAGCCTTTTGATGAAGAATCAAAGACAGTTTTGTTGTTAAACGTGTTCTTGACGTAGTTCAAATGCTGTTGTGCTGCTGCATTGCCCATTCCGCCAACATCAATGTAAATGTAGCGGCGTTCTGGTGCTCTAACAATTCTGTAGATAATCATGGCTTCTTCCATCATCTTCATGTTGTTGTATGGAATAAGCACTTTATGCAGGTTAGACAGAATAACGTTTGCTTCTTGGTCAATAAGCCCGGAATCACTGTAAGCTATTGAATTATCTTCAAATTTTATATAAGTTTGCTGCTCTTGGTAATTGAAGGCATTGTAATTAAAGGAGTTTTCGTTCCAGAACTTGTTAATCGTAGCAGCATCGTTCACATAGCTTTCTGGCAAGTAAACGTAGTAAATCTTTGAACGTTCTTTATCTTGTAAGCCAGTTTCCCTGTTGATAACAACTTCTTTAATTCGTTTGATGTAACGTGGGTCAATAAGCTGAATATGCTTAATGGTCTTTTCGGATTTATCAACCGCAATGTGGTAAATCAAACGCCCATCAACATACCATTGCCGGAAGATGGCTTGTCCATTCTTGTCAAAGTCCAAAAGATAGTGATAAATGTATTCAAACGTTTCTTCAATTTTCTTTTGGGTTTTCAAAGAAAGCTGTGATTCTGGCTTGAACATGGGCTTGAATGCCATGTCCCTACCATCTGTAGAAAAGCATTCATTTACAATTTCCCTAATAGCTTCATCCACATCAGAAGTCTTAGCCAAATCCCTATACGCATTGATAAGCTGCATTTCTTCTTTAGGAACAGAATAGCGCTCAATCATGGAAATGGCGTAAGCTGAAAGTTGAGAAGGCTGGTCTTCTCTTATTGCATAAACAGAAGAACCATCTCTGGGGTCTTTAACGGTGTAAACAGCAGGATTATTCTTAAATTCCCGCTCCTCTTGTTGTTTCAGGTGCTTCAAAGAAAGCGTTTGCAAGTTTTGAAAAGCCATATTATTCAATAAATCAATTAGTTATAACTCATTATATTTCATTGGCGAAAATAATTGCCAAATGATAATGAGCTTTCAATTGTAAGTATGGCTAATGAAACCCCTAAAGACGCTGTGATGGCGAATCCTGATAACCACATACCGCCACCAGAAAATCTTCCTAACATTGACCCTAGAAAAGGCACTAATCTAAATGGTATTGTCTTACCAGATGATGCTGCGTATGGTTCAATTTCTAATGTTCTAAGGGGCATTCAAAGAAACGAAGAACTTGATGAAATTCGTAGAGGTGAATCTACTATTGAAGGCGGGGTTTGGCGGGATACAACAACTGGCAGCGTAATTCCTCGCTATGTTCCGCCAGCACAAAACAATACAGTTATTACGGATAGGGAAGCTGAACGAGATGGCGTTACTACTAACGAACAAAGAAGTGCTAGAAACCAAATGAATGCCATTAGGGGCATAAGTGGCGTTAATTCAAACAATTCGCCTTATAAATCATTGGCTTCACAGCTTTACTTCCTGAATACTGTTAATGATTCAGGTTTTCTGAAGCCTTCACGTTACATCATTGAATTTGAAAAGCCTAAAGCACTGGCTAATGCAGAAAGAAACGCCAATAACAATTCTTCTTCAGGTGCTAACTTCAATATGGATGCTAAGAAAGTTGGTGTTCTTTGTCACACGGTTTCCATGCCCCAGAAATCAATTATGTCCTATGAACAAAAGCAAAGAGGGACAATCTACAAAGCGCCTTATACCGTTTCCTTTGACCCGTTAATGTGCATGTTCTATTGTGATGGTGATATGGAAGCAAGAAGATTCTTTGAAAACTGGGCTTCATTGGTTATCAATTCTGATAGTAACGTAGTGGCTTATTACGATGACATTATTGCGAACATTTGGGTTTCTATTCTGGATAACGAAAACAATGTCAGATATAGAGTTCGCTATAGGGAAGTTTATCCCTTGTCAGTATCGCCCCTTGAGCTTTCTTACACTATGCAAAACACTGTATTAAATTGCACAGTGAACTTTTCCTATAAATTCTTTGAGGTTGAACAATGAAAGAAGACGTAAACGTAACTTCCCAAATGGCTGGTGTTGACAAGCCCCTGAAGAAAAAGCCCCAGAAAAGGCTTGATGAAGATGGCTACATCAATTATCTTGAACACTACTTCAGTTATCAGGACAACAATCCTGAAGAAGTTGAAGTCATTTATGACCCTGAAAATGGCGCTGTTGCTTTGATTACTGCTAACAAAAGCATCAGAAACATGATTCTTAATGATGCTGGCGAGAATCCTGATATTCAAACTGTTGAAGAAGATTTCTTGGTTGATGGCAATGAAGATTTACCCAATATTGTCCAAGATGAAGAAGACTACGACGTTGAAGACCCAGAAACACCAGCTTATGATGAAGATGAACTAGATGGCAATATCGGAGCGTACGCCATTTATCTCTATCCAAAGCCTGAAGAAGCTATTCTTGGTGCTACTATTATGAAAAGTCATGATGAATCAATGGCTTATGATGCGTCATTGCTTACTGATGATAAAGAACTGGTTGAAGTAATACGAAAAATTAGAATAAATTCAAAGGGTAAGCGCATCATCAAGTACAAATGCCAAAAAGGCTATAAATGGAACGGTAAATCCTGTCAGCCTATTGGCGGAACAGAAAGAAACCGCCGTAGAATGGCTATTAAGAAAGCTGTAAGAACGAAGAAAGCTAAAGGCGGGTCTTATTACAAGAGAATCGCTAGAAAGCGTAATAAAGCACGGCGTTTCCGTAAAGCGCAGGGACTTCGCTGATGGGAGTTCTTGATAAAGGTCTAAGCCGCGAGTTAAAGATTGATGAACGCTATAGTGATTTGGATATGGCTTTTGGCATTCATCCTTTAACTGGCGATGTAAAACATGTGAAAGGGCGTAAAGCCGTTGTTCAATCCGTAAAACGATTAGTTCTGATGAATAAATGGAGTGTTCCTTTTCATCCAGAAATTAACTGCGGTGTTGAGAATCAGCTTTTTGAAACCATGGGTGCTATTCATGTTTCAGCTTTCCAGAATCAGATTACTGAAATCTTGCAAACTTATGAACCAAGAATAAAACTTGAGAAAGTAGATTGTAAGGTTAAGGATTCTGGGCAAAGCCTTGAAATCAATATTACCTTTGAGATTATTGCTTTGGATGAAACTGTAACAACTACACTAGTGATGAAACGGGAACGCTAAGAAATGAGTAAAGAAAAGCCGCCTGAAATATGG